TAAATGGTTTCATGATGAAAGGACCCGGAACAGTCTGGCGAGAGTCAGTATTAAAAGAGTGTTCGGTTGCGACCTTTGGAGCAGATCCGAACACAAAATCAGCAGCCATGGCTGAAAACGAAGAAGTGGTAATGGAAATAGTAGAATCAGAAAAAAAATCAAAAGAGGATAAGGAGGTTAACATGGACCTGGCAAAGTTGAAAGCCGAGCATCCGGATTTGTTTGCTGAAGTCCTTGCTTTAGGTAAGGCAGAAGCAGAAACAGCTTTTGTTCCTATCAAAGCAGGGTTAGAAGCAAAGATAACCGAACTCTCGACTGAAAAGGACAAATTGTCAGTCGCTAACAAAGACGTGAATGATCGGGTTCTCAAATTGGAAAAACAAGAAACTCTTCGTAAAGAAGAGGGCATTAAAGCTATTGCCGATGCCGTTTTTTCTGGTAAGTTGAAAGAAACAACTATTCCGGAAAGATTGTATCCCAAGATTCGCAAACAACTTAGTCATGAGTCTTTTGTGAAAGATGAGAAACTTGATATTGAATCGTTTTCAGCGGCGGTTGTTGCAGAATTGAAGGACTGGATTCCTAAAGAAGGAGAAACAGAAGGATCCGTTCTTGGAATGAGTTTCACTAAATCTATAGACGGTGCTGATACTACCGATGTAGATAAGATAGTGTCTCGTATGTTGAAATCGACAGGTCAAGCGGTTCAATAAATCTAAAGGAGGTTAATAATTATGTTGACAGGTATTCGTAGTAGCATCCCTCAGATGAACCGTTATCCTGAAGTGCCTGGGATCAAACCTTTGTTTCATTCAGTACGAGACATTGCTTTGATCATTGATAAAGCTGTTCAGGGCGGTTACGGTTATTTGAAAGCGGGTACAGTGATGGCCGTCAATCTTTCCACAGGTGGAGACGGTGGGTATGGAAAACTCATACCCTACGTACCTTTGTCAGGAGACGTAGTTCTTGGTAAAGATTCGGCAATTGGTGTAGCTCCGGTAGTACTTGATAGTATCACTGACCATGTTTATGTATCTTTGGACGATGCTTACAAGTTTGAGGAAGGAGATTTTCTGTATTGTGACAATGATAGTGATGAAGGGCCTATCTCAGGAGGTGTTATTTCTGACATAGATGTTACGACATCTACCCTTTATGCTGACATTACAGTAGCATCTTTAGTTGCCACAAATGTAACAGTAACCAAGAAAGCATATGCCTATGTCATGGGAGGAGCTGGTGGTAACAATGTTGCCGCTTATATCCTTGACAAAGACATTGACACTGGGTATGGTTCATTGGCAGCAGGAGCCCTTACTTCGGTAGTGGTCTCGAATTGTATATTGTATAAGAATAGCCTAATCAATCTTACCGACGAAGCAATTTCTGCTCTTGGTGTTGTTGATGGCCGTTTCTTCATAATGAAATAAGGAGGGAGTCGAATGAAAGGTTCTCAAGGAATTCCGGCATTACAGCTTATTACGTTGAATAAGCTGATCTCGAAATTTGTCAGACCTCCGAGCAATCTCTTCACTAATTTGTTTTCGTCTACACAGTATGATTCGGACACAATTGAGTGGGAAATGGAGTACGGCTCTGGTGGAATGACACCGTTTGTAGCACCTGGTTCAGTTGCACCTGCTATCGGAATTGATGGCATTGGTAGCGGATCAGCTAAAGCTGCATTTTGGAAAGAAAAAATGTATTTTGACGAAGAGTTTTTGAATAATCTTCGTGAACCTGGCACCTATGCTACTTATATGAAAGCAGAGCGCCAGTTAGCCAAAGGAGCCCAAAAGCTTCGATGGCGTTGTGATCGTCGGCGAGAATGGATGGTATCCCAGATGTTGATCAACGGATCATTGTCTTATATTCAAACCGGTGGAATTAAGTTCTCTGTCAGTTATGGCGTTCCTACAAGCCATATTGTGACTTTGGACGATGATCGCAATTGGAAAGATGGTGCTTCTAGGAATTGTGTAGAAGACATCTTCGACGCAAAGCAGTTAATTGTAGATGATGCTATGGTTACCCCTAACTATTCCATCATGAATAGCCAAATGCTGAAAGTTCTGCTGTTTGATAAGGACATTCAGGCTCTTCTGACAAAGAGTGCTTTTGGAAACGGTGATCTGTTTGCAAGACCGGCACAGGTTATTGCTTCTCTTTTGGGGATTGGTAATTTGACTGTGTATGACGAACTGTACGAAGTTCAAGCATGGTTAACAACCAGTACTTCAACCAGTACAACTATCTATCTTGATGACGTGTCTGATTTTGAAGTAGGTGGAAAAGCTCGTTTTGTCAATATGAAAGCTTACAACACTTATGAAGATGAAGTGATTATCGATGTTGACCAAGCAGCCGGCACGATTACTGTTGGAGCTGCTCCTACTGCTTCTTTTGTTGGTGGTCAGGATAAGGTAATTATGCGGAAGAAATTCATCCAGGATAATGTGTTCTTCATGTTTACTGATTCAGCAGGTGGATCAAAAATAGCTGAATTTATGGAAGCTCCTTACGGAAACTCTCGTAGATGGGGATTCTTTGCTGACACGAAGGATGAATGGGATCCGGAAGGTGTCTGGTTAAGAGTACAGGACAAAGGTTTGCCTGTTCTGTATAATCCGGATACAACTTACAAGATCACCGCTTTTGATCTTGATGAGTATTAACCTTACGGGGGTCAATCAACATGAAAGTTGAATTGTTAGTAAATCTAAAGTTGAGTGACGGACGTATGATAGCAGCAGGATCGGTGTATTCTGATAAAGATGCACCGATCCCTGACTTTGTTATGCGTAGATTGACACGAAGACAAGCTAAAATACTTGAGCAAAATAAATTTGAAGCACCCAAAAAAGAGGAAACAAAAGTAGTTTTACCGAGTAAAGCTGAAGCAGTTGAAGTAAAAGCTCCGAAGACTGAAAAGAAAAAAATCATTATGCGGTAAGAGGGTTAGATAATGAGTGCTTTAACTTCGTCGGACGATCTGGCCGACCTTTTGAAAATTCAGTTATCTTCCTTATCTGCTCTTTTGACAGAAGATGGCTATGAACTTGTTTGTAATCAAGCTGAACAAGAGTTGGGGTGGTCTTATCCTATAACCACCCCAACTAAGCTTTTTTGGATGGTAAAAAGAGGAACTCGTCATGCCTTGAATTTATTACGCATAGCTTCTGCCAATAAATTTAAGTACAAAATGGTCAATCTTCAACATCGTTTTGAACATTTTCAGAAACTTATTGAGGAAATGGACAAAGAGTTTGAAGAAGGAATGGCTTCAGATATTGCTTTATTTGCTGGTATTGATTCTTACAAAATGTTCGGAACAAAAATTGATGCTGGTTTTTCTTACGGTGTTGATGGAACTGATCAAACTTATAATTATGACAAATATATAAATTTTGCACCACTTGAGGCTTAGGAGATGTCAGTTGGACTGGGTGTTGATATTAAAGAGGTGTATGACGAACTTGGAGCAGCTATCAGCATTCTCTCAAGGAATCCAGTCGTTACTGGTGAAAAAATTATTTATGAATTAAATGCTCAGGCCACAAAACCTTTTATTCGTGAACATTTTCTCGAAGCCACTCTTCCGTATAATACTGCAGTAACCACAGATGATGTCATAAAAATCATTGAGACAGACACAAACTACCTTGTAATGGCTAAGACTGCTGAACTATTTGAAGACAGTGTAGTTGAGTGGAATCTTGTTTTATATAAATGCAATCTTCCTTTGACAGCTCATATTGTTCGTCCTGTTGAAATAAGAGATCCTTCAACATACGACATGATTTCAGGTTGGCAAATAATAGCCGATGATCCTGTATATGGATTAACTTCTGACCGTGTTTTTGGTTCTGAAATAGAAGCAGGAGTAGTTGGGCAATCTCAATTATGGAGAATTGATTTTTACCTACCTAAGTTTTATGGATTAAAACCGTTAGACAGATTAATCCTATCTCCTGTCGAATATTACAAAGTAGAGACCATTCAAGCTTATAATTATCCAGGAGTATCAGTAGCCATACTTGTTGAAGATACTAGACCTGAAACTACGTTTGTGGGAGATGAGGTTTATTCTGATGTTTAGCATGAGAGTCAGAGGATTGAGCAATGTATTCACTCCCATAGGGAAAATGGAAGCAATTGCTAAAAATTCAGATGTGAGTTTTGTAGGTGAATTGGCCAAAGCTTTTGTGGACAAAGTCAGGAGCAATATTGATGAACAAACCTACACGTATGAACCTCTTTCTAAAGAATGGTTAGCCAGAAAAAGAAAAGAAGGCCATGGAGTGGATATGTTTTGGATGTATATGGGTGTTCTTTATAAATCCATTCAGAGAAAAAACATAGGTGCGGGAAGATGGTGGGCAGGTGTTGTTGGAAGCGGTGGAGAAATAAGGACTAATCCTAAATTTTATGGAGCAAAAAATGAAGCTCTCAGACCTTTGTTTGAACCAACAGTAGAAGATTTTGTAAAAGAATGGAATATGGCAACAAAGAAATTGGTAGAGAAAATAAAAGTGGTGTAAGATGAACCCTTTGTCCTTAGAAGTAAATGTGCAATCTTCTTTAAAAAAGTATTTTGTTGATGCTTTAGGATCAGCAAATCTTACTTTTGATATTTCTTTGGCAGCTCCTGACATACGAAAGCAAGGAACAGGAGCAGTAAAGCAATGGTATAATATCTCTTTTGGTCAATTTGGAAGACAAGCTTTGTCTGAGTATCATTTTGAAATATTTTGTCTGTCAAGACAGGATTTTGAAGGAAAAAAGCTATCGGAGATAACTGACACATTGATGAATCTGCTTGTAGATTCTTCAAAGTCAGATGGTATGAGGAGAATTCCTTTATATGACACTTCTACAACTCCTTGGACACAAATAAGTTCCATGGTTGTTCAGGATATAGAAGATGCTCCGAATTATTCTTTATCTGAAGATGAGACAAAGATGAAAATACTCTCAGTGAGGTTGAGATGGGGAACGACAATTTAAAACCACCTATTTTTATAACTTGTGAAAAGTGTGGGAAAAGACTCATTGAGAGGAAGAAGAATGGAATTTTTCATTTTATATTTGGTAAGCCAAACAAAGATGGAAATTTGTTTATACCTGTTGACATTTACATACAAGGTAATGTAAAGATAAAGTGTCTTAGGCGTACTTGCGGACATTGGCAAACGCTTAATTATTTTCCAAATGTTCTTCAATCGGAAGAAACCGAATCACAGACTGTTACGAAGTAGAGGTAAAAATAAACATTTAACAAGGAGGTAATATTATGTCATTAACTAGGTCGGGTCCTTTAACGAAGAACCCACAAGCTGTGGCTCTT